AGTAAGGAGTGCTTTTGCTTTATCTGCTTCAGCAGATGCTTTCAACATTTCTTTTAATCTACTCATAACTTTTAATCATTTTCACCGGGTATTGCTGAATCAATTTCTAACGAATCAATATCAACACCCTCTTTTTTGTATTGGAGAATCGTTTGTTCACAAATCTTTTTGTAGATTTGCTCTCTAATATCATCTCTTTCTGTCATAATTGATACAAAATCTTTGGATTGGAATTTGATTTCCTCACCAGTTTCAGTATCAACATAAGTATACCAAGCTCCAGCTTGCTTAACCAAAGAGTTCTCTTTCATTACTCCCAACCAACTTCCGTAGTTATCAATACCACTATCAAAGAAGATATCAAAATCGGCAGCTCGGAGAGGTGGTCCCATTCGGTTTTTAATTACCTGCGCTCGGACTTTAATACCAATCACTCTATCCTGCCCATTTACCTTTGCTTTGATGGAACCAATACTCTTCAAACGAAGACGAACTGAAGCGTGGAAAGCCAGAGCTTTACCACCCGAAGTTGTCCAAGGGTCAGAGAAGGCCATTGCATTAAGTTTCTGACGAAGTTGGTTTGTAAATACCAAAGTAATCTTTTCTCTACCAATCATATTGGTAATCTTTCTCATAGCTTTGGAAATAATGATAGCTTTATCAGTTGCGTAGCCATCTTTACCATAGTCCGCTTGTAGTTCGGTTTTGGTTGATGCTGCGGCTACTGAATCCACTACGATTGTTACCAATCTATCTTTTGAATTGTTTCTTACCTTTTCAATGATGGTTTCGGTAAACTCAAAAATTTGTTCAACCGAATCGGCTGATACATAAAGGAGTTTAGATACATCAACTCCGATTGCCTCTAAAAACTCTCTACTCACTGCGGTTTCAGTATCAATCAATACTGCTACCCCACCTTGCTTTTGAGTTTCGGCGAGAAGATGGGCAGAGAGTAATGATTTACCACTCTGCTCCAATCCCGTAATTTCGGTGATTCTTCCCACAGGCAAGCCCCCATATGGTCGGTTGGAGATTGCAACGTCAAGCATTGCTGCTCCAGTTGAAATCCAACCTTCCACATTGGTGGGAGCTTCTTCGGAGTCCAAAAAGTAAGCAACCTTCATATCTTTGGATTGCTTGTTAAGCGATTCAGCTAGAATTTCTGCCAAATCCTGCTCCTTTTTAGCCATAAAATTTGTTTAATTAGTTAAATAGGTCATCAAATGCTGCAGCAACATCTTCCATCTTTTTGGTATCTGCTACAGGTGCTTGTTTAACCACAGGTTGTGCATCCTCTGATTGCCCTACCGATGAACGGGTCTCCATAGGAGCCTCAATTTCACCTTCGGAAGCGGCAGTTGGATTCAGCCAGCTCTCCAACACACCCTGCAATTCTGCGTAAGTGAGTTCAGAGTAAAGGTCAGTAATTGCCATTTGATTGTTGAGATATCCGTCAATCTCACTTTGAGAGTCCGCAAGTGGAGTCTCCTTTGGTTTTACACGGATGGTAGTTACGGGATAAGAGGTTCCAGCATCCTCTGCTGATTGAACTTCTACTACTACATCTCTACCAGCTTTTGGGTCAGTAATATCACCATAGTCCGGGTCAGCGATGTATCCAAGAATTTCTTGGTAAACGGTCTTACCAAAACCCCAGAAACGAACACCTTCACCCTCTTCACCTCTTACCAATACAGGTACGAAGGTACGAAGTTTCGGTTCCATCTTCTTAGCTGCTTTCCAATCTTCCTTATCACCCATACGCTTGAGTTTGTCAGCAAACTCTACGATTGGGTCAGGACGTCCAAAGGACATTGGAGAGAGATAGGTTTTGTTGTTGATTCCGTAGTGGAAGAAAAGTTCAATGAAAGGATTTTCGTTGTTGAACTTATAGGGAACTAAACGAATTTGGTGTTTCCCTGGTGCTGGTTTCCAAAGTTCTACTGTTTTTCTTTGGGTGTTTTGCAGTTTGTTAAGTCTGCCTTTGATTGCATCTAAATTGATTGCCATAATGTTTAATAGTTTAAGGTTTAAAGTTTTAGGTTTTATTAAGGTGTCTTTCCTACACCATATATAAATATCAAGCAGGCCGGCTTTCTATTTACATTTCTATACAAAGATACGAAAAAGATTTGGTATTTCCAAACCTTTCTCGCACTTTATTTTTTACTTCTGAATTCCTTTGAAAAGTTGTGGAACTTCACCATATACAGGTAGTTTACCATCCCACTTCTCAATGAATTGTTGTTGGATAAGAAGAGTTGTTAGTGTTTGTTGTTTCAAACGATATGCTTCTGCTTCTGCTTTTGCCCGAGTCAACATTGCCTTAGCGTTACCTTCTGCATTTGCTACTTTAATCTTTGCATTTGCCTCTGCGGTTTTTACATCATTCTGTGCTTTAAGTGCCTGTTGAACTGCGTTGTTCTTAGCGTTAATAGCATCTACGAATGTTTTTGGGTATTCCAAATTTGAGGTGAATTGTTGAATCATAAATCCTTCTTCATTCAATTGTTTTTCCAAAATTGAACGAACTTTCAATTCAAATCCTTCACGATTACTAATTAGCGAATCTGCGGTATATCCATTGGTTGCAATTCGGAATGCATCATACACTGCGGTTTTTAGGAATCCATTTTCAATCTGTCCCAAATTCCTACGATACTTTGCGAAAATGAATGGAACTTTATCACTAATTACCTGATAGTTTACGATTGGTGATACCTGAAACTCTGAACCATCTTTTGAGTTAATTGTAAATGATTCTTCCTGAGTGTATTCTTTGTGTTGAACAAAGGTTGGGAATTCATAGATTTTGCTAGTTAGTGGGTTATAAAACACCATACCCGTTACTTCGGTGATTCCATCTACACCTTTTTGTGAACCATAAAGATTTACCTTTACGCCAACGTGTCCTGCATCAATTCGTTCACAAGACATAAAGAGAATTAGAGATGCAATTACTACACCTACACCTGTTAGAATTTGTTTTACCATTTTTTAAGTTTTAATTATTGTTTTACAAATATACGAAATAAAAATCAGCTTTCCAAATCTTTTTTGAAAAGTTTATCAATACCCAATGTGAATACTGCGAATACTGCTGTAAGAAATCCAACAATAAGACCCAAAATATTTCCAAATGTATCTGAAGCGGTTAGGAGTGGAAATACAATCCAATCAAAAATGCCTACAATACCCAAAACTTGGAAAAATGCTATAACTATTTTTTTACTTGTCATCGTTTGTTTTTTAAAAAGTTTATAGAAAAAATACTAAATTAAATTTACCAAGAAGAGTGGTAATAAATGTCTCCATCCAAATACCCACCTTCGTTTCGTTCTGAAAGAAGTGTTTCAATAATTTCAATGGTATTTGTCAGGTCTTTAAAATACCACTCATCATAATTAGTTGAACCAAAAAAGAATCCATCGGCAGATGGTAGGAGTTCGTCGGCCAACTCATTGTTTTCAATTACTCGTTTACACAATTCCAAAAGTTCTTCCAATTGTTCTTCCGAAACAAAATATGTACCACAATCATCAGTACCATTTTGAACATTCTGAACGAACCAATTGTGGATTTGGTTTGATTTACGCCAGTAACCAACTTCTTCTTCAACGTAAGAAATTCGTTCTGATTTGATGTGTGAAACAGGTTCACCTTTTTTGGTTACTTCAACTTGGAAGTTTTCATCACCCTTATGTTCCCATTGTTTAACATAAGTTTTTTTAGAGAGATACATATCTAGTCCCATAGTGTTTTAAGTTTTAAGTGTTTTATGATTTATATTACTAATATACGAAATAAAATTGAATTGCACAAGCTATACCATCGGAAAACCAGCTCGTGAATTGGTTGTGGAACGATACCCATAGGTATTTCCACTAACAGTTTTAGTTCCAATAGAATCCCAAGAAGATTCCCATTTGTTTTGGGAAAGTAGAACACCCTTCTTCATATAAACTGAATTTACATTATTTCCAGATGTATCATCGTTTACCACATTCATAATATCTTTGGTAGATACCTTTCGGAAAATGTTTTTACGATTTGGATTATCCACTTCAATGAATAGAACCGAACGAGTATTAGCTTTACAAACTTTAAGTAGTTTCTTATCGGATTTACCATTTTTCAAAGTAACTACCACATTTACATTTTGTCCGATGAAGTTTTCAATTGCCATATGATTTGATTTGGGGTTACAACTTAATTACAAATCAAATATACAAAATAAAATTGAATTATACAAGCCCCTTACAAAATTATTTCATCAGTTTACAATATGGTGAGTTCTTACCAAAATACATACACCTCAATATGTTTTGCTCTATTCGTAATGGTTGATATTCATCTGATAAAGAACATCTATGTCCTTTCCAAATTGCGTTTTGAATAATCATTTCAATTTCTACTATTCGTTTACTTATTTCGTTTTTTGTCATAATCTTTAAAGCATAAAAAAGGGGGGAAACACTCCCCCCTTTAAATTAATGATATTGAACAGTTTCAAAAAATGCCCTAACCAATCGGTTAAATATATCTTTTATTTTACCCATCCGTAGTATTTCAAAGATTTTTCTTCTCTGTCAGCTAATCCATGTGTTCCACCATTGATTCTTTTAGTAAGTGCTAAGATTGTATCTTTGTTTACACCCTTATCACAAATATCCCAAAGTTTGTTCTTATCAAAGAAGAAGATTGCTGATTCAAATGCAAATTCAGTTGCTACTAAATCTGGGTTGGTCATAATCTCTGGCTTCTTTAAGTAATCAGCGAAAGCTTGGTAGTTAGCTTTACCAGTTAATTGGAGAGCTCCTCTACCTCTGAACTTCCAACCATCACCACTCGCTTCATCACCATTACCCATTCTTGATGCGTAAACTCGGTTAGCGATTTTTTCTGGTTGTCTTTCGTATTGTTTTGCTAATGCTTCGGTTGGGAAATACTTTTTAAAGATTCCCAATAAACCACTTGCTCCGTAGTTAAGGTTTTCAGCGAATGCCTTAAATCCACCAGTTTCGTGTGCGGTTTGTGCGAAGAAGTGTGCTGCTCTTTCTGGAGTGAACTTGTAATAAGCCATTCCAGCCTTTAATGTACCTGGTCCAAATGCTCCATCTGCAGTTACACCAGCCTTTGTTTGTAATGATTTTAAACTCATTGTTCGTTTTCGGTTTTTGATTCATTGAATGATATAACCTCAAAGACTCTGGTCTGAATCCTTTTTGTTCCCTGTGGTTGAGTTAGGATGATTGCGTTTTTAAACTTTCCCCAATCAATCACAAAGTTTTTGTCTAATACACCACCATTTTCTTCTTTTACCAATTGGTTAAGTGCATTTATAGTATAAATAGTATTTGATTCTTTCTTGCGGTGAACCAAAATTGTATTTTCTAATGGAGTTTCAGGTTTGAACTCAGTATCAATATTGTATGTTATGAACAACTCATCTAAATTACCTTTGTTTTGTAGGATATAAATGTAATTGTATACAATGTGGTAAGTTTCTCTAATCTTTTGTAGAGTATCTCCTACTTCTTCTTTTGTAGTAAAGGTGCACAACAGCTGTGTTTTCATATAAAATCTTTTATCTTTAATAAATATCAAATTCTATATGAAAGTGTAAATTACACTATTACTTACCCGTAAACCTTTTCAGTTGCCTTTTTTAATACATCAGCAAACCTTGGGTCTAATTTCATATCAAATCGGATAACACCACCATAACCAATTCCATCTTCTCTAATATCAACTTTTGCAATTGGTATAATATCACCACCAACTTCCGCTTGATATCCTAAAAATGGAGGTGGGCCTGGTTGAGCTGTCAACTTTTCCTTAATCTCATCATAGTTAGATGTTCCAAACATTTCTACCATTGTATCTTTATCCAATGACATATCACCAATAGCCATTG